GTTTGGCTGCTATTCTGGGAACAGCTAGTATTTTATATCTAGCTCGATCCGCATGGAATCAATTTTTTGCTGTAGATGAGACAAAACCAGAAGTACCAGGAGTTGTATACCCGCATGTTGCTCAAGGAAACATAGGAGTAATTCCTCAGCCAATGGAAGCTGAGAAGAAGACCTTTTATTACCATGATCCATATGCTACAACTCCTTGTGAGATATCTGGAGCTGCTCAGTGCGTACAAGGTGGTATGCTTGTTGATCGAGTCAAAAACAACACCGCCCGATTCAATTTGCGATTTCCGAATATCGGGAAGGGTATGTGGACTACTGCAGTTAATTTCCATGGTAATCTGTGGCTTATCAACAAACACAGCATCAAAGATGATTGTGGTATTGTCGACATTTTCTTTGATGATACTCAATTGCCTGTTTCACGGAATATGAAGAATATCTCCATATCCAAATCTGATTGGGTAGAAATCCCAAATACAGATGCTATGATCGTAGAATTACGTGCCGTTCCCCCATCTAAGAGTTTATTGGAATATTTTCCTTTGGACTCAGTATTAGGTGGTGTTTACAAAGGTAAGTATATACTTTGCTCTCGTAGTGGAGTCAAAACCGAATTACAAGTAAATAACTTGCGATCCGGTATTTGCCCAGTATTTGGATATCCCTGCTACATGGGAGTTGCATCTGTACCAACAGCTGTTGGAGATTGTGGCTCATTGTGCTTAACAAATGTTGGCAATGCTCAGGTCATATTAGGATTTCATGCTACTGGCGCACCAAATGGGGAGTTGCCGTTCACCATGTATCACAGAAACAGTTGAGAGAAGCAATATGTCGATTTGCTCCACAAGTTTGCGAAGGTGAAATACCTATATCTGCACCAGGCTATAATCGTGAACTCATAGAATTACACTCTAAATCATGTATTCGTTTTTTGAGTGAAGGAACAGCCAAGGTTTATGGCAGTTTTAAAGGTTACCGACCTAAACACAAATCTAAAGTAGAGCCCACATATATTGCTGATTATGTCGTAAAGCACGGATATAAAGCAGATTTCGGTAAGCCAGCTATGGATTGGCAACCATGGCATCTAGCCATTAAAGATATGACAACCCCTGTTCATTGCTATTATAATTCAAATATTAAGGTATGTGAAGATGCTTTTTTCAATGATATTATCACTAAGTTGGGTGGTAAATTGAAGTTGTTGGAAGTGTATTCTCTTGATGTAGCTTTAAACGGAGCAGATGGTGTGACATATGTTGATAAGCTCAATTGCAGTACAAGTGCTGGGAATCCTTTTAAAAAGACCAAAAAAGCTTTCATCTCTCAGGAGGGTGGGAAAATAGTCCATGTTGACCCTATCATTTTAGATCGTGTGAAACAGATTGAAGATTGTTACAGTAATAATACACGATTTCATCCGCAATTTTGTGGTCATCTTAAGGACGAACCAACCTCATTTAAAAAGATAGCAGCCGGCAAAACACGTGTTTTTACAGGCGGAGAATTTGCTTGGTCTATTGTGGTGAGAAAATATTTATTGTCTCATATCAGACTTATTCAAAATAATCCTTATGTATTTGAGGCTATGCCTGGCGTCATTGCTCAATCTACCGAATGGAGTGATTTGCATAAATTCATCACCCACTTTGGTGATGATAAAATAGTTGCAGGTGACTATGGCAAATTTGACAAACGTATGGCAGCACCTTTTATATTATCTGCATTCCGCATTCTTGAGAGGTTATCGGAAGCTGCCGGTTGG